TTGGAGAAAATAGCTTCGAAGAGCCGCTCTTTTGAAGGGGGCAGTTCGAACCATGTAAGAAAGCAACGGGCGCAATTTTCTTTGCAGTCCTTTATACACGGGGACTTCGCGCGTTTTGAGGCTTTTTTTTAGCACTTCGAATGATGATGGATGGTTGAATCGGGTTATAATTTTGATTGAATTTTAGGGCTTGTAATTAAGTCTGGTTAAGCTCTGTTTAAGTTATTGATATAATACCTACTACGAAAAATTAAGAAAGCACTGTATTGATTAAAACAATACGGTGCTTTTTATACCAAAAATTTACAAAAACGGCCAATAGGTTACAATGAAATGGACAAAATAGAAGACAATTTTTCTTCTTGGTTTGCCCAACTGTTGACGTTATATTTGCAGTAAACCGAAATGACGCATGCGCAACCTTGAACTGATAAAAAAAAGAGATCGGCGTATGGTTGAAATGTTTCATCAACTATATGACGTGAAACGGAAACGCATGGATGATGTATTGACAGAATTGTCGGAAGATCATTTTTACCTGGACAAACAATACATCTACAACAAAATTTTTTACGACAAAGAAAATTTAGATTATTACAATGAAATGATGAAAGAAAATTGATATATTTGCCCTGTACGTTATTCATATCACAGGGGCGAAGTCCCAATTCTTACATTTTATACAGGCAAAATACAGCCAATGGAGGGCCAGAAGGTAACAACTGGCGACTTACTAAGCCCCGCTTATGAGTGACGTACACCTCCATTGGCCTTGTTATTTTTATAAACCTTTAATTCTTAAAACATGTACGTCGAAAAGAATGAACAAAACAAAGAGACTGAGAGCATCAGGCTACAACGGTCGAAAGAACACAGTAAAGCCTTAAAAGAATTCTTTGATCAATGGCTACGAAGCGGTGACCTAAAGAAAGTTGCTGAAAAGCTTGGTAAAAGCTATGTGGTAGTACGACAAACAAGATTAAAGCCTGGGAGTAGCCGTAAAATAAGTGAAGCTATTTATGCCGTATGTTTATCGAATAAGATTTTACTTGAATCCATGAACATGAATGTTGACCTTGCTACCATTGACATGATCATGCAGATAGATGACCATGATGTACGCTTAGGATTGTGGAACAAACTAACTGGGAGGGCATTATAATGAGCGAATGTAAAAACGCTGAAGCAGTACATAATCTGCTACGCTTAGCCGATCCTGCCGATTTTCAAGAATGTTTAACCGATATGTGGGAAACATGGATTGGATCAGAGTTGACCGATAACGCCGATCATACGATACGCTCCGAAATGTTAATGACCTACAAAGCCCTAAGCGAAATGCTTCGCACAATCAGCCGCGAAGATTCAAAAAGCTGTTAACACGAAAAGCCCGGTAACCCCGGGCTTTTTTTATGGCAAAACAAACAGCGGATCGTTATCTATTACTGCCTGTTCAGCTTCTCCCCTTATAATTGAAATCTCATTTACTTCTGTTGCGTCAAATTCTTTTTGAGCGCTGGCATCGACGGTATTAAAGCTGAAAGATATTCGGTATAGGTTACCGGCACCGCCTGAATCTTCGCGGCGCATATCGACACGGCGCATAGTTTGAAAGTTGGTACCGCTTACTCCATGAAATGTGGTGTGCAACTTTGTGAGTAACCGCAAAAAGTCGATTGCACTGGATTGGTTATACGCGCCCTGGTAAGTATCGCTGAAGTTTTCAAAGAACAGGTAGAAATCGACTTGCATATCACACTGCTGAATGAGTAAACTAAGATCATCGCAGTTGTTTGTATTGATGCCAATGAATACTGCCGGTGTTGGGAACGGTAATTCTTCGGTAAGGTATGATACTTGTTCGTGCCAAAGATCGACCCATTTTACTTCAGGTATTTTGCTTTCTATACGTTGGGCTAATTCGTTGTATAAGTCTGTCCATGCTTCCATAATTGTAGTATTTAAATGGTGTTTAAATGGATGGTGTTGTAATGGTTACTGTTGGATTATTGAACTGTGGTTCGACTTGGGTTTTAACCGCTTGGGCAAACTTACTATCGAATATATTCATCATTGTTTTACTGTTACCCATGAACTGGCGTTTGGGTATTTTTATTTTAGCGCCCACAGGTATGAGGGCCATACGCTTGCAAAACATTGCTTTTACTCCGATTGCCTTATTTGATTTATTGAGCGATGTAGCTCCTTGTTTATTGGTAGTTACTTTGCCAGACAACTCATAGAACTTTGCCCAAAAGAATTTTTTCATTTTCAAGGTGACTATTATTGTGCCTCCGGAGTTGTGAATTTCGGCATAATCAGAATCAGCAATAACTACGACTTTGGTCATTGTCGCCGATAGTTTTTTTATTGACCTCATTAAATTGCCACTTCGGTACATGGTATGTTTACCAGCTAACGGATTATTTGTTTGCTGCCACTTTTGGAAAGAAGCATCAGTAAACCCGCCATTGACAAAGCTATCCTTAAAAAAAATTACCGATTCGGTAGCAGCAATGCGTGCGGCATTTTGCCTGAGTTCGTTGGCTATCTGCCTGAAATTTGGAACATTGTTTTTGTTATCCATTATTTTTGTATATTTGCAGAACTGAGCGAACGTTGTTCAATCAGTGATCGAAGGCAAACATTTCCGGTGTTTGCCTTTTGTATTTCTACTCTGTTTTAAAGTACTCCATAAACTTACTGCTGTTGATCTGCTGGCGGGTGACCTTTATAACCTTGTCATTGTGAATTATTATCACCTGTTTGATCCTCTTATTAATACGGCTTTTGTCGGATAAATCGCCCCTGAGTTTACGCGCTACGAGTGGCAGGTAATTAGCTTCCGGAGCCTTGGAAAGATCGATGATTACCGATGAGCATTGCTGTTTGTTGGCAGAATATACGGCGTTTTTAAGAAAACTAAGTGTTGATAAAGACTTTGAGGAGTCTAAAGACTTTAAATCAGCCATATTGTTTGGTTTACCGATGCCTATTTCTGGATTTTTAACGTGCAAAGTATCGCTATTATTGATGTGTGGACGGACATAAACGTCCTGTTCGAGGGCTTTAGCAACTTTTTCAGCGGCAATTACAGAGGCTTTTACGTCGGATAAATCGGCAAAATCGTTGACAAAAACGGTGTTTTCGCCTGATTTTATGGCGCGATTGTAGGGCATAAAGGCTTTCATTTGCTCTGTATTGTCACGAATGATGCCTTTGTTCTTATCGGTTACGGCTTTGAAATAGCTTTGTTCCTGTGTAAATACTTCGCCTGATTTGTATGGATTATTTGGGTATTTAATACCCTGAAGTTTCCGGCCTGATGTTGGTTCATCGGTTGTTTGTTCGAGCCAACAACGGCAACCATGGTCGAAAGGCGGCAATGAGATCCATTCTTTGACTGGCTTAACTATTCCATCGTTTACAGCATGACTATCACGAACCTCACTATCTTCCATTGTGCGACATTTCAGGTTTGGATAAATATCGACATCATTGAGATAAGTGGCATAGTCCTGGGCGGCGCTTACGGAACTGCTACAGTAACGTAGTTCTGTGGTGAGCCATGTTTCGTTGTGCTTAATAACTATGCTTTTTGCCTGAGCGATAAATGACTCTTTTGACATTCCGGCACGTGCATCGATAGCAGCTATTTCGTTCATGAGTGCGTGAGACTTTGCACCTGCGAACTTTAAAAAGTTTTCCCGGAAGCTTCGAGTGAGTGTTGAGTCGTAATACCCTTCACCCCATGCTTGTCCAGCTTCTTTATTGAATGCCGCATAGTTTTTAAGTACTAAGTCCTTATCCAGATCGGTAGGTTTAACCTCTCCGGAATAAATCTGATTGGCCAGCCGTTCTATTGCTGCATCCCATGTGGCTGCGTAAATGACGAATGCCGGTTTGAGTTGTGCGTAAGGCGCGAGTCGTGTTACGGTTGCGTCAGGCTTTTTTTTTTGACCGCCTGTATTTTCAGGAGGCAAAGCACTGGTACTTTTTGTCCCGATGATTGGTAAGCCTGTGCGCGTTTTAACTTCCTCGATGTCGAAATCAAAAGTAGTTGAAAGCTTCTGTACAGCATCAATGTAACCGGTGATGTCAAGCGTTTCCTGATTATCCCAAACAAGCGAGTGAGTAGCAAAGTCAGCATAAACACTGCTGATTTTTGCAAGCCTTGTTTTGATCTGCGTATTGAACAGGTATTTGTAGAACAGTTTATCCTGTTCGTAACGATCTTGTGTTAACCGTTCCTGTACTTCAGCAGCGCCTACGAAAGCCTTTTCGTCAGTTGTGCCTGATCCACCCAGGACGCGCTTACTAATCTCTTTGTTGCAAACATCGTTGATGAGTGATTTAAACGACTGGTAAGCATCGGAATTGTAGTTGTTTGGAATTGTAATTGTTTCCTTACCCTGAAGTACTGCAAAATGATTCATCCGGAAGTTCTCAAGCATTTCAAACAACTCATCACGGCGACCGGTATCCATGCGTTCAGTAATGGCAAATACCGGAGGCACGCCAAACTTATCGATGTAACTCATCCAACTACCTAAGCCTAGCTTTTTGGCCAGAACGATCATGGCCAATTGGTTCAACATGCCTAAGTCCCAGTCGTCGCCCACCTGAAGGTAATAATCTTTGAAAAATCCATCGATATAACTGTCGCCATTGTCATCGTATTCCTCGTTGATGATGATCCCTTTTTGTGCAATGAAATTGCTTTGAGGAATTTCTTTGGCCCTTACCAATTCGCCATTTTCGTCCGTATCGAACATTTCAATCAACGTTGGTCCCTGAAACTTTGAAAATAAACTCAGGCGCATTACATCATCGTGCCATGGACGTTCGAGCAATGCTTTAAGCTCCAGATTTTCTTCAAGTTTTTCGTTCACTATCTTAAATGATGAACGCTGAACGCGAAGGATACGGGTATCAATAACACTGGCCAAATGATTGTCGAGCAATAAAGACTTATTGAAACGCATTAACATACCACGGCGCGGATTATATGGATCGGTAGCGGCCATGACCCCACGTTTCCAGTTGTTTATTTCCTGGGCATCATATAAGGTTGGCTGGCGTTTGTAGTTTGCTTTTTTCCCGTCTGACCGGTTATAGTATTCGGCAAACAAACTATTGTTTTTAACCCGGCTAAGAATTGCCTTTTCGAAGGCATTGCCTATGCGTTCTTTTAAATTTTGAGCCATTTAAATAGTGTTTAAATGAAAAAGTCTTTGTTGGTATTGTTGCCCCAAACGGGACTAGCTGTTGTGCCTTCGGTTGTTGTGAGCTTTGGGCAATTAACAAGCGCCATTGCGCCGCTCTGGATGCGTTCAAGAAACTTGATTGCCTCTTTATAAAGCTCGACGTAATCATCAGGAACCTTACGGGCGGCATTGCGTTTGACACTGCGATAAACTACAATGCTGGCAATGATTTGTACCAATACACCGTTGCGGATAGGCGTTGCTGCAAATATTTCAGCATGTTTATACAGCCCGGATATATATGAGATCACGAGGTCGATCGCTTTTTCTTCGATGTCATCTATGATCGTGTTATCTTCCAATGTTGATTCGGTAACCAATGCTACACTTTCGTTCATTAGCCGCTCCTGGATAATGGAGATCAGGTCATCTTTATTTATGTACTTCATGTTATGGCAAATTGAATATGCGTTTCATAATACCTGTTTTATAAGTCTTTTCACCTTTTTTGCGGCGTGATTCGCCCGGTGTGCAATAGAGTTCAAGCTTTTCTATAGCCTGGTGATCAGCGTCCGGAGCGTCATCGTGTTCACCGCTTCCTTCCTCTACAGCTACCAGTTGCATGATTCCTACCTGAGTGTCTGAATTACTTTTCAAATCTTCGTTGTAGTAAATCCGGCCATTTTGATAGTAAGGCTTGAGGAACTTGATGATGCGCTGTACCTTATTGGTGGTTGGTGTATCGACTTTGATCAAATTTAGCTCGACTTCGTTTTCGTCTTCAGCTTCCTCGATTGAACGCTGAACCTCACCATTCCAGAACTGGCTTTCGTATTGCCCAAGGTTATTGGCCTCTTTAGGAAGGCTTAATTTATACTGACATTGCCAGTTTACTGCCAGACGCATTTTAGACTGGCGAACATAGCAGGCAATCAGCCAGAAGTTCCGGCCATGCAAACCCCACACACGGACGGCATTGTAGTCGGAATTTTCATTATCAGTATAAGCGATATCCCAGTGACTGATGATCATTTTGAATTCTTCCAAAGGCGGTAATTTGCCCCACTGTATTTCGTCTTCCGTAAAGTTTGCACCCTCCAGTTTTACTTCGTGTAAATACTCAGCATAGGCACCGCTTATAGTCATATCAATTTCCTGCTGTTTGTAGTATTCAGCAGAATAATAGTTCCAAGCCGGTTCATAAGTGGCTTTATTGTAAGCTTTGATCTGGTGTACCTTCCATGTTGGATGAAGCTCCTGAAGGATGGTTTGCGTCATTACCCTGGCAAACTTGTTATTTGCGTACAGCAAGCGACGGTATGGGCCAGTCATGGTTGGAATAATATCGCGTTCTATCTGGACGGCTTGCTTACGCATCCGCTTCGGATTGCTTATCGTGTCGGGCGTTTCTAAATCATCGATCACCCATAATGTAGGACGGCGTTGTTTTACACGAACCCCACGCACTTTCTTTTTGATACCAAAAGCCATTCCTATAAACTTCTGATCAACGGTTTTGAAGTTGCCAATTTCCCAGTCACCAACACATTTTTGTTCTCCGAAATCGTGAATTAGTAGCGGGTTTCCTTCCAATTCGGCCTGAATATCGGCTAAAAGTTCCTGAGCGCGTTCCTTAGAATCAGACATTAGACACATAAATACCTCTTCACCGCGCATCCAGAGGTGCAAGGGAATTATAATATCGCACCAAACCGATTTAGCTAAACCACGTCCCCACTCAGCAAATCCTTTAAACAATGGATTTTCGACAACCATGTCGTCAAATTCAATATGAAAGTCGGCACACTTTGCAGTTGCATAATGAGGCAGATAGGTTTCTACCATGTATTCAACATCCTCTTTCGCCCGTTTGATACGCTTCTTTTGATCCTCTTTGGTTTCAAAAGGATTAACATCGTTTGACTTGCGAACGATATCGAGCTTTTTGAGGTATTCCTCAGCCTTAATTTTACCAGCTTTTTGACGGGATGTAGCCATTAGCCTAATTCGTTGGTTTTACGTCGCACAATGTTTGATTGAAATTCGATTGTCTTTTCCCAAAGGGCTTCATCAAATTGACGCATGGCGTTGAAAATTTCATCCATTACATCGATGAAAACACCCAGGGTGTAGTTGGTTTTATCCATCGTGATGAGCGTTTTATTCATTTTGCTCATTTCGTCGGACAATCGGGATGCTTCGCTACGCAATCGTATTTCTTCTTTTAGATCACCGCCTTTTTGAGCATTTAGAATTGAATCTTCGATTTGCAGTCGCTGTTCGCTCATTACCCGAATGAGTTTGCGGATGTTATCGGTATCGGTGCTGGCGCACTGCATACGCGCTTTGCGAAGATCGAGCCAGCGGCCTTCGGTACCATTGTTTGCCCAGGCGCTTACCGTTGCCGGTGTGACTTTTAGCATTTCGGCAACCTGGTTCTGATCGTACCCCTGCACTACAACATACTCGTAGGCTGCACGCCGTAATTTTTCGTAGTCTTTTCGGGATAGCTGTAGTTTGCGCTTGTTGTTGTGTGCCATAGTCTGCTGTTATTTTCAGCAAAGTTGCTTTAATCATTTATGGCTTGAAAAAAGTCTTTTTATCTACACTAAAAATTTCATGTTAAACACACGTATAATTTCTTAACTGCCAGTTATTTTCTCAGCATGAAAAGCTGATTTTTCTTTCTCTAAAAAAGCCTGAACCTTTGCTCATCAAACGTGTCGATTTTGACATCACACTTAATGAAAAAGACCAATGAGCAAAAGTTTGCAAGTAAAAGTTTTCGCTGAAGGAACCCAGGGACGGGTTGACATTATCGGACAAATTTCGGAATGGGGCCGCAATAACGCGGTTGACTTCCGTGCGAAATGCCAGGAGTTAAAAGATTCGGGTATTTCGACTTGTCACGTCTATTTAATGACTGTAGGTGGCGACTGTTTCCAGGCAAATGAAATCGTAAACATTTTGATTGACGTATTCGGTAGCTATACCGGAGAAGGTGGAGCAATTGTAGCCAGTGCCGGAACATACATTGGCGTGAACGCAAAAAGCTTCATGATGGCTAAGAATGGTCAATACATGATCCACAAACCAAGCGGTTGGATTGACGGTAACGAAACGGCGGTAGAAAACTACCTTAAGTTACTGCAAAACATGACCGTAACGTACTACGATGCTTATAAGGCCGTGTTGAAGAAACCCGAAAAAGAATTTAAGGCAAAATGGGAAGCCGGTGACATTTGGTTGACCGCCCAGGAGGCCAAAGATTGGGGGTTTGTGACTGACATTAAGGAGCCGGTTAAAATTGACCAGGAAACGGCTAGCGCTATTCAAAAAAGTGGATCGCCGATAGCAATAGCAACGACCGATATTATTGTTGAACCAAATTTAAATACTCAAATGGATGTAAGAATTATGGCTATTAGTCTCGGTATGGATGCGAATTCGACCGAAGCACAGGTTAATGCCCAGATTGCTGCGAATGCAACAAAGGCAAAAGACTACGATACCCTGAAGGCCGATAACGACCGAAAGAATCAGGAAGAAAAAGCGGCAAATATCAAGGCTGAACTTGATGCTGCTGAAAAGGATAAACGCATTAAAGCGGACTCACGCCCTGCATGGCAGGCACAATTTGAAAAAGACTTTGAAGGAACAAAGGCTTTGTTGAGCGGACTGCAAGCTGTGGTTAAACCATTGTCATCAGGAATTAAAACCAGTGTTGATGGTAAGGGCGCTACTTACGAGGGTAAAACCTTTGAACAGCTTCAGGATGAAAATCCGGAGGCACTTGCTGAACTGGAAGATAATAACCCGGAGGCTTACACGGCGTTGTTTGCTGACTGGAAGAAACGTAACAAAATTAAATAGGAGGACTGAATATGCCAGCGTTAGTTGATGGTAATTATTTGAACCAATTTGTAGCTCCCCAGCTTTTGATGGAGTTGAAAAATTTTAAGGATGACTTTTTGAGCCAATTGCAAGGCGCGCCAATACAAGCCGTTACTGCTGATGGTATCCGCTTTAACAAGCTGATAAATAACGTAGGATTTTTGGTGGATAATACTGCTGAACTTACTCCAAAATCGATGGCAGGTAAGAAAACCTTCGTGGAATGGGAAAAGTACGATACTGAACCGACTTCGGTTACTGACGCTGAAATTCGTTATTTGAATTTTGACAAACGGTCAGTTGTGAGAGTAAAACATATGGAAGCTTTAAAAATGGGTATCCGCGATCATGTACTCTGGAAACTTGCACCTGCCAACGCTTCGAGCGCAGATATGCCGGTAATGAGGACTACCGGCGCTACTGACGGAACCGGACGTTTGAGAATGCAATTTTCGGACGTGGTTAAGTATCTTGAGTTGATCAAGAAGCTGAACCTTCCGGATATGACTGCCCTGAACATGATACTGGCACCTGAGCATGAAACAGATTTGATTTTGGATCGTGACTCGGCCAAATACTTCGCTGATAAAAACATCTTTTTTGATGCTACGACCGGCAAAGTAAAATCAATCATGGGTTTCAATTTCTGGGGCAATAATGCTGTTTTGGCTTACAGTTCAGCAGGCGCTAAACTGGCTAAAGGAGCGGCTTTAGGATCTACCGACCGTGTAGCCTCGATGTTTTTCTACGCAAAAAATACGGTTTACCACATCGAAGCTGTGAAGATTCTTTACAGCCCTGAAACTCAGGATACAAAATCGGCTGATCCAACTTCAATATTCAGATTACAGACTTACGGGTTGATTGACCGGATTGAAGAATACGGCATGGGCGCGATTGTAAGCGGTATTGCTGAATAGTTATTTAACCTACAACTCTTCCAAAGTCTTTATAATACTTGTAAAACTTTGGAAGAGTGTAAAAAAATCGACGATGAAGACACTTAATAAGGAAGAATTGAAGGCTGTAGCTTCCGATATTTTTGGACGCTACCCTAAAGCTGAAAAGGTTGCTGTTACAAGCGATGGAATGGCATTTATTACCGATGAAGGTGAGAATGCTGTTAAGAATCACTCGAAGCGTAATACTTCGGGTAAAGAACTGGCAATTGCCCGTTTTACGCGTGATGAAATAGAGTCAGCAAGTAAAGATAAATCGATAAAAGAACTGATCGCAGAAATTGAATCGGCTACCGATGTAATGGTTGTTGATGCTTTATTGAACGCTGAAAATGCAGGCAAAAAGCGCAAATCGGTTATTGATGCTGCTGATAAGAAGTTGAAAGAACTCAAAACTGAAGCGTAATGAGTTTCCAGGGAACAAAAGTAAATAAAATGAACGGCGGACTTGGACGTACATCCGGGACTGACCGTGTTATTTGCCTGATTGCCGGGATGACTCAGGTGGGTGACCTTGCTTACAATACAGCCAAAGAATTGCTGGATATCAATGCAGTGGAGAAACTTGGAATTACAGCCTCTACCGATGATACCAACAGCGAATTGCTGTATTATCACCTATCGGAAATGTTCAGGCTGGCCCCGGAATTCACTTTCTGGTTGATTCCGGTGGATAAGACCAAGACTGTAGCGGCCCTGGTTGCCGATGCTGATCTGAAAGCTGCTATTCGCGGCATTAAAGGCATCAATGTATTAGGCATTTCGGGACTGGCTACACCAGTTGCATCGGCTTTGGTTGATGCTGTGGCCTTGCAAAGCCTGGTAACATCGTTCATGGCCGAATACCTGTACATCGACGGTATTATCGTTGAAGGTGTAGGCGCTGCTGTAGCTATTGAGGTTTCGGATTATCCTGACTTACGCACTGTTACAGCCCCAAACATTGGCTATGTGGTTGGACAAGATCCTTCCGTGGCTGAATTGAATGCTGGATACGTAAAACGCGCCGCTATTGGTACTGCTTTAGGCTCGATTGCCGTGCGTAAAATTCATGAAGATATCGGCTCTGTCGATATTGAAGAAAAACCACGCACGCGCAGAGGTGAAGAAAACTACTCGCTGACTGATGAAGCATTGGGACGCTGGCTTTCGGCTGCATTAAGCGACGGTACCGGCTTTGAAACCTTAACCGAAGCTGAACAAAAGTCACTGACCGCTAAAGGCTGGATGTATGTCGGATCGTTTGCCAATTATCCGGGCTTTTACTGGAATGGTTGCCCAACGGCTGTGAGTAAAAACAGCGACTATGCTTATTTCAATTTTAACTGCATCTGGAACAAAGCAGCTCGGATTATCCGGAATACGCTGATACCACGCATACGCTCGAAAGTACCTACCGATCCGGCAACCGGCTACCTTAAAAGTACCTGGATTGCAGGTTGTGAGAGTTCGGTTAACGCCGCTCTGAACGCAATGGTTTCGGCTGGCAATATTGAAGGTAAGGACGTGTACATTAACCCGGCTCAGGCCATTAGCGAAGAAACGCCGCTTGAAGTTAAATGCAAGTTGGTTGTTGGACGAATTGTGCATGAATTCAGCGTTGACTTAGGTTTAATAAATAATCTGTAACGACATGGCAACAGCAAGTAGTTTAATTAACAAGTTTGGTAAGATGGCAGGATGGAATTCTGTCACCTTAAACATGCTGGGTCGCGATGTTGAAGCTATCACGGCCATTGCTTACGATGATTCGGTTGAGAAGGAAAACGTGTATGGAGCCGGAAAGTTCCCGGTTGGACGTGGTGAAGGAAACTACGCGGCAAAGGCTTCGATCACCATATTGAAGGAGGAGGTAAACGCGCTTCAGAATTCGTTGCCTCCAACGATGGGTCTTGACTCAATTGCTCCTTTTCCGATCGTGGTTGAATATGAATACAATGGCTTTAAGAAAAAAGACATTATTCACAATTGCGAATTCAAAGGCAATGGCGTTGATGTGAAGCAAAATGACAAATCGATCGCAACCAAATTTGATTTGGTGGTGAGCCATATTTGGTGGAACGTGTAGCCATTTACGATTTAATTATTTACGATTTACTATTCAAAACCAGAATATGCTCCGGAGAGGATTCATGCTGATGTATATGGAGCCTCCTCCGACAAAGGCCGCCAAAAGCCATGTACGCATGTACATGGCGGCCTTTATTCCAAAGTTCAAAGTTTCAATTTTTCAATAATCTAAAAATTACAATTATGAAATTTTCTTTTCGTGTTTTGATGGGATGCTTAATCCTATTGTGTGTGAGTATTATTTCGGCAACTGTACAGGCCGATCCGGTGGCAGCCGGTGCGTTTTTGAAAGATAACGCCGTTTACCTGATGGCCGGGCCAGCCATCGTTAGTGCAAGCATTACACCTGAATTGATCAATGATCTGAAGGTGAAGTATGGCCGAATAAAGCTGATTACCGTGGTGGTGGAATCGCCGGTTTATGACATTGATGACATGGCGTTCAGTGATCGGGTTCTGTTTAAACAGCTTGGAATTGACTTTGCGACAATAGTTAACAATGAACTAAGCCTTGAAGATCGGTTAAAACCACTGAATGAACTGACCCTATTGCGTGATGACAAAGAGAAAGGCGCTATTGCTGCTGAACTATTTAGTAAATATTCGGGAAAAGTGATAGAGGAAGGTGAACAATACCAGTTCCTTATTAAGCGTCCGGATCGTGGGTTAATTAAGATGTTGCTTCCATTGGCTGAAGCTAAAAAGATTGATGAATTTGCAGAAAAGGCCGCTAAGAACCTGATTGTTGGCGGTGATATGGAAGCGTTGGAGGATGGTATTGTTTACATGGGTGTTGTTTCGCAACTGCGCCAGATGATTTCTCCGGCGCAAAGTTTTTTATCAAAAGCGTAGAGCGCAATAGAATCGGTGAAAACGACTTTATCCAGGAGGCGGATGCTATAATCAGAAAAGAATATGGCATTGATCCAGACTCGCTGGATGATAAAAAGTGGTGTAAGCTCTACGCAGAATACCTGCACATCAACAAACTCAATCATTTAAACATTAAAACGGCTTTTATAGCTGCCATTTCGGAGGTTTTAAGCAATGTCAACAACAACTCAATGGATACTTGAACTTGTAGATAAGATTACGGGACCTATGAAGGACGTAATCAGCTCGAGCGAAAAGGCTGCAAAAGGGGTTGATGCCATTGGCGATAAAGCTGAAGAAAGCGGTAAGAAGCTAAAAGGAATGTCGGCAATTGATCTGTTCGCGATCAACGATGCCGTTCAGAATATTGCGAATGAATTTGACAAACTCAATGCTCCAGGCGCAACATTTAATGCGCAGCTAAAAGATTTAGAAGCCTTGACCGGGGTTTCCGGTGACGCGCTTGATGAGCTTGGAGATAAAGGCCGTGCCACCGCCAAAATTTTTGGCGGTGATGCCTCGGCCATGCTTGAGAGTTACAAAGGTGTTCTTTCGCGTTTTGGACCTGATATCGCAAAAAATCAGGATGCACTTGATTTGATGGGTCGCGACATTGCCACTCTCAGCAAGGGAATGAAAAACGATGCGGTTGGTGCGATGGATGCGCTAACCACGTCGATGCTTCAGTTTGGGGTTGACCTGAGTGATCCGATGAAAGCAGCCCAGGAAATGACAACCATGATGAACGTTATGGCTGCCGGTGCATACGAAGGCGCTGCCGAAATTAGTCCCATTTCGGAAGCTTTAAAAGTGGCTGGCGTTCAGGCATTGAGTAGCAAAGTGAGCTTTATTGAAGTAAATGCAGCTATACAGGCTATGGCACAGGGTGGTAAATATGGCGCTGAAGCCGGTACCGCGTTGCGCAATGTGCTGGGTAAAATGGCCGGTATTGATGTAGTACCTAAAGAAGCGGCTGAAAAGCTGAAGGCATTGGGCGTTAACTACGACATTGTTTCGGACAAAACATTGCCATTTACCACACGTTTGCGTGAGCTGAAGAAAGCCCAGGGTGATTCGACCATCATGGCGCAAATTTTTGGTGTTGAGAATTCGGCAGCCGCTGAAATATTGCTTCGGTCGGCTGATTACCAGGATACGCTTCAGCGTAAAATTACAGGAACTAATAAAGCAACAGAACAGGCAGCCATTGTGATGGATAGTTATAACGAGAAAATGAATCGTTGGAAAGCCTGGTTTAATGATATTAAGATCGGCATGTTTGGTTTCACCTCTTCAATTACCCCATTTGTTGACGGACTGGCAGGAACGGTAATGGTATTTGCGAACTTTTCAAACGCCAGGACTGGCGTTGTTCTGCTGTTTGATACCCTTAAAACCATGCCGGTGATTGGTAAAATTTTCACTACGGGAAGTATGTTGATTTCTGGTGGATTTGGAATGATTGGTACGGCAGCAAAGGCAATGAGTATGACTGTTTACAGCATTCCTTTCTTTGGCTGGATTATGGCCGCTATAGCCGGATTGGTTGCTTTAGGCACCTATTTTTACAATACTTCAGCAACCTTCAGGGGCTTTTTGTGGGGCTTGTGGGATGCCGTAAAAACTGTTTTTGGTGGTGTATGGAAGTTTATAAAGGAGATAGGTGAAGGTATTTTAATCATATTGAGAGGTGTTTTTGATCCACTCAGTTGGTTTGACTCTAACTATTCTTTTTCAGCCGGGTTTAAAAAAATAGGAGAAGCGGCGACCAACTATGGTAGGGAAATTGGTGAAGCATTTGGGAAAGGCAGACAAGAAGGAATGGAGGACTTTTATAATGCACACCCAGATAAACGACCGAAAACAGAGACTGATTTTGGAGTGCCTTATGCCAACAGTGGTAATCAAGGTGTATTTGTTTTTAAGGCAGCTACCTTTCAAATGTTTCCTGATGATAATAGCACCAAGATTCCGTTACGGCCAAACCCTTCGCCAAAAATCAAGCCGGGAGACCTTGATCCGAAAAAGACAGGCACACCAGCCGCTGAACTGAATGGTTCAGGATCATCCTCCGGAATAAAGAATATCAACCAGCGGATAGACATTAAGCAATATTTTAACATTAGCAGTGACTCTAACAAGGCAGATTTTGAGGCCATTGCTGAAAAAGTTGTAAGAGTTATTAACGATAAACTGAGCGACGGAATGGTCGCAATGTCATGAGAAGCCCCACCCAAACCCTCCCCGAAGGAGAGGGCTTAAAAAGCTTTGAATGAGATATTGAAAATTAAGGATTAAAGATTAAGGATTATTATGACGGAATATACACCAAGCATATTAGATCAACGGCCACCAATCGACACTGGCTATGTAAGTAGGCTGCTGAGCGATGTGTTTGGCGTTGAATCGCCGGTTTATATGCCGTGGTTCCTGGAACGGACTTATAAAGCCCCTCCCTATACCGATGTGAAGGAAGGAACGTCGCCAAATGGATTGGCACAGGCTTTTAGTGGTGTGGAAGTTTTGAACCGGGATGTTGACTATGATAACGCCCCGGTACGGTTTGGCCAAAAAACATTCGGCACTTTTATATTAAAAGGCGCAGCTTATAAAGTATGGGATTACCGTGGAACCCTACAGGATGTTGAAATGAGAGAATTGTTAATGCCATTGGCTACGTTGGTCGAATTTTCGCGCCCTAAAGTGGTTACCAAAACGCCCACAACCGGAGGTATTGGTTCGGTTAAAGAGATTTATGGCATGGATGACTGGAGTATTTCGATTTCCGGGATAATCCTCCCGGATAACTTGAATCCGTTTACGCAACAAACGGTTTGGGAGCAAATGGAAGCCATACAATTGTTTCACGAAATTGCCGGGAGCATTGAAGTTGTAGGCCAGTTGTTTGAACAGCGCCATATATCAAGAATAGTTACCGAAAGCCTGAAGTTTTCGCCTGTTCAGGGTAAACCAAATATGATGCAATACAGCATTGAGGCTGTGAGTGATGGTGATTTTTTATTAACTGAAACGGCATGAGTACTTACGCTTTATATGGTGAAATTAGATTCCCGGCGAATGAAGGCCGCCAGGGGTTCCTGATCCGTAGGTTTAGCGAATGCAAGATTGAAAGCAGCTGGAGAAGTTTGACAGATACCGCTGAAATAACCATACCGCGTAATGTAAAAGACTTTGACCGGATGAAAGTAAGTGAATGGTTCCGGGAAGGAGATCCGGTTGAAATATGGTTAGGCTACGATGGTAATTTGTCGCTCGAGTTCCAGGGATACATTAAAAAGGCTCCAACCGGGATTCCTTTGGTAATTACCTGCGAGGACGAAATGTACAAACTGAAGCGATTGACTTTAAGCATAAGCAAACAGAATTGTACCCTGAAACAATTGTTAAACGAGATTGCTCCAGGATATACTATTGTTTGCGATGATTTGAGGATTGGCAATGTACGGTTTTCGAAAATGACGGCTGGGGAGATAATGGATGTACTACAAAAGCAAGGTATTTATTGCTGGTTTGAAGGCAAAGAGTTACACGCTTTCGGCACGAGTAAAAGCGATGTGGAGCCTATTAAAATACTGATTGAACGCACGGCAGCCGAAAGCCTGAAACAACGTGAGATTGAAAAGACATTGGTGATAATGACTTTGATCAGGAAGAAAGGAACAAAGCGCCATGTAGAGGTTGGCGACAATCCGGGAGGGCGACGAATTGTACGGGAAATAGCAGGCATTGACATGAGTGAGGAAGAAATGAGGAAAGAAGCGCAGCGCCTGTATGATTTATCGAAACAACCAGGGCTGGACGGTGATTTGACTCTCTTTGGAATTCCCCGCGTGCAGCATGGTTACCGAGTTGATTTGAAAAGTGAACTATACCCTGAAAGAAAAGGGGTTTACTACATCGATGCGGTAACGAAAACTTTTGCTCCACAAGGATACAGACAGGTTTGCAAACTAGGATTGAAAGCATTATGACACTTAAAAACGAATTGGACCGGTTTAGCCAGCTGTTTAAAGGCCATTTAAACGGAAGCATGAAAGCCACTTTGCGTTGGGTTTCGGCGACTGAAGTTGACTGGGATGCGCAAACAATGACGGCGGTGGATGGTGATGGATTGGAGTTCTTTGATGTTTTGCTGGGAGTTGGCACAACGGCGGTTAAGCCTGTAGTTGGCACTGATTGCCTGATTGCCATTGTGGAAGGTGACGAAGCTACGGCCTTTTTGCTGTTTGCCGATGAAGCTGAAGAAATTTACCTAAATGCAGGTGAAACTAAGTTGGCTGTGAAAGAAGATGGTTGCGTGATTGAGCGCGGATCTGAGAATTTAGTAACAGCATTGTCGGATTTGATTTCTGAAATTCAAAAAATAGTTGTGGTTCAGGGAACGTCGCCAAATGTACCGGCACTTGAAGCCATTAAAACGAGGATGAAGCAAATATTAAAGGATTGAGATCCCGAAACAAGTTCGGGATGACGGTAAATAGTAAATATTTAGTGATGATAGGAATATTGACTGATAATGATTTTGGATTGCTGGTGAACGTAAGGCGTTCCGGGAACGGCTTGATAACCGGTGGACTGGTGATTGGCGATACTACCGATCAGTGTGCAGCCATAGCGCTGAAAATGCAGCAGGGCGAATTGAAAGAAGATCCTCTGATTGGTGCCGGGCTCACCAGGTTTATGCGCGGCAAATTTAGTCAGAGCGAAATTGATCAGCGGATCAGGCAGCATTTAACCAGGGCAGGAATCAATTACCAGAATTATAAACAACGGATATCATTAACTATAAATACAACAGAACAATGAACCTAACTATTTTACAACTCAAGGCAATCTGTCCTACGCAATCGACCATGAAGCTTCAGGCTTTTATTGATCCGTTAAACAAGTATTTACCGCTATACGGTATTACAACGCCGTTGCGGCTTCAGCATTTTATATCGCAGGGTGCACATGAGACCGGATCGTTTCAGTTTTTAACTGAATTAGCATCAGGCGCGGCTTATGAAGGTAGAAAAGACCTGGGCAATATTATCCAGGGCGACGGTGTGAAATTTAAAGGTCGTGGCATTTTTCAAACAACCGGCAGGGTGAATTACCGTGCAGTATCGATTCATCTTTTTGGTGATGAACGGTTATTGACTGATCCTTCGGTTCTGGCTATTCCTGACTATGCAGTGCGATCAGCAGCATTTTACTGGCAAAGCAAAAACATCAACCAACTGGCTGATGTGGATGATGTGATTGGGGTTACCCGAAAGATCAACGGCGGCACAAATGGCCTCGCTGATCGACAGAAATACCTGGCAGTGGCTAAACAAGTAATAAAATAGTCATGGATTTATTTAGCACACTATCAATCGCAATGAACGCCCTGCTGGGCGGTGGTATGCTTTTCCAGTTTTTTACAGTGAAAGCACTGAAGAATAAAGCAAATGCTGAAGCTGAAGGCGCAAAGGCTAGTGCGGAATCGACTGAATTGGACAATGTTGATAAAGCGATAAAAATTTGGCGCGAAATGGCGGTTCAGTTGAAAGAGGAACTCCAGCAATCGGGCTGCAAGTATTCTGAAATTGCTCAACGATACACAGAAGTTGCTAAACAGGTTGATGAACTGCGAAAAGAGGTGAATAAATTGACATGTGCCAGCAATAAAATATTGAAGATGCTTGACAAGATCACTCATGATAATTTGGAAAAAATTGTTGAACAAATTAAAGATGAAATAAATGGAAAAGTTGCTTAGAATTTTAGTGATTGCCCTGGTAATACTTACCGGCTGCAAAACGACCAAGAAAATGACTGACACTTCGTTAAAACAGTCGAATAATACCGAATTAAACCAGAAGCTTAAAGAACTCGGTAATACCAATATTCAAAACGATTATGCTTCTGATCTGGAGACTACAAAAATAGAAATTGAGTATTATCCGCCTGATGAAATACCGATGACAGGAGATCGAACACCGCAGGCAAACGATACTAAAACACCGGAGGTAAACGATGCTAAAAACGTTCCACAAGCTCAATCGGGTGATAAGAAAGGAGCTATTAAATCAATTACTACCACTTCAACAAAAAAACGAGAGGTTGATAAAGGCAAAACTAACTCAAGCAACGAAAAGCAACTTGATACGAATGCCAGGACAAACAATAATACCAGCATTGAAAACAAATCGACAGAAAAATCGAAACCGGCAACGCCGTGGAATCTTATTATTGGGATTGCACTATTGGTTGTGGCTGGTGTTGTGTATTGGCTGAACAAAAAAAAGGTAATTGAAATACCGTTTTTGAGCAAAAGTAATTGAATTGATACAGCGGCTTATTTGGCCGCTACGAATAACAAAGGTATAATTAGCCGCCTTTGGGGATTGGTTGTAATTTAAACGGTATTTAAACGGCAAAAACGGGATAATTCGATGAATGGGTATGTCAGGGTTTCATTTAATCAATCGTTGTTTGACATTTCTATCCAGGAATGTGGCAGTATAGAGGCTGTTTTTGACCTTGCTGATTTGAATGGCTTGGAAATTACTGCGACGCTGGAGCCTGGACAATTGCTGAAAATACCGGCGGTTAAAAATATGCCAGTTGTTGATTTTTATAAAACACGTGGTTTAATGCCTGCCACCGGCATTTTTGCTGGAGATGGTGGCGGTGGCGGTAAATTTACTGATGACGGGATTGACTACATGGCAGTGGAGGTTGATAATATTGTGACTTAACGATAAGCCCCCTCCAAACCTCCCCCACAAGGGGAGGCTTAAAGAATGAAGAAATGAGAGTAATAATTTATTGACAACGGTGCCGCTTTTTAAGCCCTCCATTTCGGGGAGGGTTTGGGAGGGGCTTTATAAGAACATTATGCGGACATTGGATCAAATTAACCAGGGAATTAAAGCGGACTTTGTGGCGAATGAGGTTCTTCAGGAGGCTTACGGGCTTGATGAAACGAAGTTGTTTGATGATCAGTTTAGCAAGGTTTCGCTTGAGTCGATCATCATTTATATTGTTGCGACGGCCATCTGGTTGCTGGAGGTAATAGTATCGCAAAAAGAGACTGAACTTGAAAGCCAGATTGCTTCTGAATATCCATACTCAATTTCCTGGTATTATAACAAGGCTCTTAGTTTTCAGCTGGGTGACTGGCTGGCTTTTGATACTAATTATAAATTCAGCTACCCAGTGATTGATGAAGCAAAGCGGATTGTAAAGTTTGTGGCCATCCGTCAGCGCGAGGTGGAAGGTGTAACCACACTCCAGGTATTTTCGACAAAGGCGGCTAAAGAGGCGCTTATAGAAGATGAAATGGCGGCATTTACGGCCTATATGCAGCAGATTGGGGCGGCTGGGACTCACTTTGAATTTATATCTCTTCCTCCGGATAATATATCGCTTGAGCTGGTATGTGTATATAACCCGCAATTGCTGACTTTACAGGGTGATAGGCTTGGTAGTAGTGGTAAGCCTGTTAATGAGGCTATCGAGGCATTTCTGGATGGCATTAAGTATGGCGGATCGTTTAGCCGGACTAAACTGATAGATGCCATACAGATGGCCAGTGGAGTTATTGATATAGAATTGGGTAATGTTTTACTGAATGGAGTGCTGAACGCGACAAGAAGTTTTGAGTCGCCCTCGGGATTTTTTAAGAGTTTGGCAATAACTGTAACCTACACACCTGGTTATGATATTTGATTACGAAAAATTGGTTCAATTGATGTTACCTACCTTTTTGAGGCGGGCAGTACTTATTGAGCTTTTGAAAATGCTGGTTAAGCCATTGGCTACGATGCACACGGCTTTTTTAGCCTGGTATGAAAATGCAAGGTATAAGGCAAATGCGAACGCTTCGGTGATATCGCTTGTGCATCATATCAGCCGTGAATTTGGCACTGTTGCCACTATTGGGGAACTGGACGGAAAACCGACAGATTTTTTAGTTTCGGTGCAGGGATTGGTTGATGAAGCGCGTATCAGGAAACTTATAGATAGCTATAAGTTGGCCGGTAAATCGTATGTTTTTGAGAGTTCGGAGATTGAATTTGCCTGCGAGTTTGCTAATTGGACGTGCGAGAATTATGATGAAGCGACTACGGTTGAGTTTGTTGACTACGTGTGCGAGATTGATAGAGTTGTGACAATAGGTTTTTCCTACGATTTAGAGGGATCGAACTTTGGACTGGTTGCAACTGCATCGAGGCCTGTACACTCGACACTGAACATTACCGGAATGATTTACGGTATCGCGCCAGGCGGCTCGCATTTTGAAGCGGGATCATTTTATTTGTCAATTGAAGCCGGGAACCAACGTGGAGAAACTGGTGTAGGGATATATACACAGACTGGCGCATCGTACTACCTTGATTATTTGGTGGTCGATCCGGTGACCGATGAATTTTACGATTATGGAATAATTAACTGATATTGATATGGCTAATACGGGATTTGAGCGCAGCTTGACGCTGATTGTGAAGAAAACAGTTAATGGTGAGCCGGCAACCGGCTACCCTAAGACCTACAACGGAAGAAATGAGTTTGCTAACAACGGAACTACCTATCCGGCTATAACATTGGGACAGTTAGCTAATTTGCAGCAATCGGCGTTTAATATACGGCTAGGCAGTTTTAAAAATTATGTGGAAGGGCTTGAGTTTGGGCTTGATATTGATGCGGTGACGGTGGCTGGAAAGGAAGCGTATCGGGAAAATTTGGTAGCATGCCCTATTGTTTGATTGACAATTTGACAATTTACTATTTACGATTTGATGCTTCGATTGTGGAGACCGGAAATAGTAAATAGTAAATGAATAAATAGTAAATATAAAAAAGATGGCAAAGGTAAGTTTAGCACAGATTAAGAACTGGTTTAGAACTCGTTTAAAACCAACCCAGGCGCAGTATTGGGATACGTGGGATAGTTTTTGGCATAAGGATGAGGTGTTGCCACAGGTACAGAGCGACTGGAACCAGGCAACTGATACTGCAAAGGATTTCATTAAGAATAAGCCTACGATACCGGCTGCACAGGTACAAAGCGATTGGAACCAGGCAACTGATACTGCAAAGGATTTCATTAAGAATAAGCCTACGATACCGGCTGCACAGGTACAGAGCGACTGGAACCAGGCAACCAACACTGAAAAGGACTTTATTAAGAATAAGCCCACAATACCGGCTGCACAGGTACAAAGTGACTGGAACCAGGAAACTGATACCGCAAAGGATTTTATAAAGAATAAACCTACCATACCCGCTGCACAGGTGCAAAGTGATTGGAATCAGGCAACTGATACTGCAAAGGATTTCATTAAGAATAAGCCTACGATACCGGCTGCACAGGTACAAAGCGATTGGAACCAAGCAACTGCCACTGAAAAGGATTTTATTAAGAACAAACCTTCGGTAGTTTCGCCAGGCAACTTTACTGACACGGATCATGTTGAATGGGATATCAGCAATACTCCAGAGACGGGTGCTGTGATAAAAGCCAATAGCATTGGTTTTACCGGCACTTTTATCGATTTAGAAGGTAATACGGTGAATGTTGTGAAAGGGTTAATTAAGTCGAAAATAGAACCGGTTAAAGGATTAAAACTAACCTGGAATGATATTGCCAATGTGCCGGTATTGGACGTTAATTCAGTTTCTGATTGGAATACGTTTTTTGATCTTCCAGAATATATTACCCCATTTAGTTCGGTTGTAGTTACCGACAATACTGTAACTTTAATTGGTGGTGAAGGTGAAATCTCCCTGAAAGAGGCTTTATTTCAGAATAATGCTAACCTTCTATCTATTGAAGATACGATAGGCTGTATTGTAGGAGTATTAGATGACTGCTTTTGGCATTGTACATCATTGACCTCGGTCATATTACCGATGTTACAATTATGCGGATTTGGATCATTTCGTCAATCGGCAATAATTTCAGTGTCTTTCCCTAATTTAACTTCAGCGGGCGCTAGTTGTTTTTATGGTTGTGCTGATTTATTATCAGTTTCATTACCATTACTTGAGACTTCTGAAAATGAACTATTTTCAGCTTGCACGTCATTAACTGCTATTTCATTACCAGCTTTAACAGTTGCTGGTAATAATAGTTTTGCTCATTGTGAAGCCTTAACTTCGATTTCATTACCTACTCTTAATTCTGCCGGACAAGCTTGTTTTGGCTATTGTAATGCCTTAACTTCGATTTCATTACCTGCTCTTAATTCTGCCGGACAAGCTTGTTTTACCGAATGTACTTCGTTGGTATCAATATCATTACCTGCATTGGTAAATGCAGACATGCAGCTTTTTGATACATGTACTTCACTAACAACTGTTTCGTTGCCTTCACTCACTGATGTAGGTAGTGAATTATTATCTTCATGCACTTCAGTAACATCAGTTTCAATCCCTTCGTGCATTAATTTAGGTGGCACGCCTGGAAATGATTACACCTTTTTTAATATCACCGGAAAAACAATTTCATTAACAATTCCAGCCACCTTGATGACCTGCAATAGTGGTACCCCTGATGGTGATATTGCCCAATTGCAAGCGAATAATACAGTAACAATTATAACAACATAAAATAATAAGCGATGAGCCTAAAAGTATTTAAAACAACGGATTTTACCCTGGTGGGTGAAAAGTATGTAAGCCCGGGAGTACAGATTGAAGGAACGGCAGCAGCCGTGCAAATTAAGACAGCAGTTGCGGCTACTATAACAGTAGAGCGTGCCGTGAATGCAAAGGATTTTAGCCCGGTACCGAACTTTGAGCTGGCCGTAAATGGCTTGGATGAATTTAATGTGACAAATGCCTTGAAAGGGCAATGGATACGGGTAGTGAGTACGGATGAGCCGGTAAGTTGTAATGTTTTAACGTAAGGTTATGGATTGCAATTTGAATGAGAGAGCGGCAAAACTGGGGGGTGTGGATGTTGCTGAGGTTGATTTTGGAACGCCGTTGAACCTAAACCACGATCCGACCAATATTTCATTATCTGCCTCTGCTATTGCTGAAAATAATGAAATTGGAGCTACTATAGGTGAACTTACAACTACTGATCAGGATTTGAGCGATACCTTTACTTACACTCTTATTTCAGGTGATGGATCAACCGATAATGATTCATTTGTGATTGAAGGATCGAATTTAAAGGCTGGTATTTCCTTTGACTTTGAAACTAAATCAAGTTATTCGGTAAGGGTAAGGTCAACAGATCAGGGCGGTAAATACTTTGAAAAGGCTTTTGAAATTACCGTGATTGATGTTTTAGAAATTCCTACTAACTTTATTTCAGCGTTTACCGTTGATACAATTTTAGGGCAGCTCAATTGGACTGATACCAATGCCGGCGCGGCGCAATACGAGGTATATTCAGCTACAAATGGAGCTGCTGAAGTATTACTCGGGACTACCATCGCAGGGGCAATCTCATACCAGGACTTAACTTGCAAACAGAACGCTTCAGTAGTATATCGAATCCGGGCAAAAAAAGGATCAGAAATTACTGATTTTGTGGCTGCCACTGCTTTGAAAACCCCACTCTGTTGGAAAACGAATCAATCGACATTAACGCCGGTTGTTTTCGGTCAGTTAAATATTGCCCCTGGAAAATCGGTCACGGCACACTGGGGCGACGGTACAAGCCAGGCATATTCTGGTAATAATGCTACTATTACAAAAAACTATTCAATACCAGGTCAGTATAATATTTGGTTAACTGGTGACACGAATTCTATAACTTACTTTGCCATTCCTTTGCAATATAAAAACTACGGCAATATCGGAAATTGGATTTTGCCTTCAGCTTTGACATATTTCAGCTTTACTTCATCGAATGTTTCAGGTGATATTTCTGGCTGGGTACTTCCTGCAACGCTTACAGATTTTTATATAAATTCAACCGCTGTTTCAGGTGATATTTCTGGCTGGATACTGCCACCTGTTTTAAATTTCTTATATGTACATACGACTAATGTTTCGGGTGATATTTCCGGCTGGGTTATACCGTCAACTGCAACCTATATTTACTGTCAGGCAACATATCTAACGGGGTCACTGCCACAAATAAGCGCCTCCACAAATTCGTTAAAATATCAAGTCTTCGGTTGTAGAATGTCTGATTCAAATACAACTGTGTTTAGAAAAGCGATGACGGCATTTAATGTCGGTTCTCAGAATGTAATATTCCCAACCGCAAATATTGACAAGCTACTTAAAGCAGCTGCAGACTGGTATCAAACCAATGCACCTACTGCAAATTGTACTTTTACACTTTCAGGAGCAAATATGGGTATTCCTACGGGGGGGGCATCTAACGCAGATTTAGTTCGTTTGGTAGGATATTATACTACAGCATCCAAGACGGCAACAGTATTAATTAGAACATCTTAAAATTAAAGTTATGACAATAATATCAGCACCTTGTTTTTTATTCGTTTACGACCCGTTTTCTAAGTTTCAACAATCGGAGATTATGGAGGTAGCAGTAGGAACAACCATTGTAAGTAATTACAATGATGTTGGTCTCACGTTGTTTGTTGGCGCAACGATGGCTGAATGTGAGGCTAAAATCATCGAATTACAATTAACACCTGTTACGCAATGAGAGTAATAGACGGAAACGACAATTATCTACTCTACCTTGATCAATTTGGAGACGTGATAGACGGGGTATTCATAGAAAAAGGAACTTCGATAGTTACCAATCACGAGGATGTGACCGGCGAAACGATTGAGGTATTGAATGCTGATGAAATAAGTGAATTTTAAGTAAGTGGATTACCGGAGGGCTTATTAAAGCCCCCGGCTGTTAGTAGAATTTCTCACATACATACTAACAAACATGCGGATTAGCGCACAACCGGAGGCCAATGGGTTTCGGTTGCGTTAATCCGCATTTTTGTATGTATGTGAGGCCACAAAAATACACATTTTTTAATTTATATATGAGAAAGTTTAAGCAGTCGCCCCTGCCGTTTCAGGGGCAAAAGAGGAATTGAAGCCCCCTCCAAACCTCCCCCACAAGGGGAGGCTTAAAGAAAAAGCCCCGCATTGCAGGGCTTTTCTGGTTAAATATCCTCCAGGTATTTCACCCGGTATTTTTTTAGACGTTCTATCAACCAGCGGTCGCGGTTTTCGCCTTCTATTAATGGGTAGTTGCAGGTATTTGCATACTCGTAGCAGATACGTATCAGGTCGGATAACTGTTTGTTGGTTGGTTCGTCAACAACAGGCTCGTGGATAATTACTGCTTCACCATTATTCTGGTTAGGCAACTTGAAACCAATTTGATTCATTATGACAAAGCCCTCCTTAGCTCAAGTTTAATGTTGTGATCGTCGCGCAGGGTACGGCTACCGCTAACGATTAGCCTGATGCCGTTTTTGGTGGTGAACCATGCCGGGTGTGTGTTGCCAAATATCCAGATTTTAAAGGCTGTTGGGCGTTGCTTGTTTAACTTGCCTGCTATTTGGTAAGCGCTGGTATTGGCCTGTATGGCATGGCAGAAATCGTTGATTGAGTAATAAACCACTTCGTCGACCACAATGCGGCGGATGTTGAAATGATTGACCTTGACAAAGTCGTACTCCTGAAGGCGCACGTCGATGTAGTCGGGTTTGCCTTCGGGCTGGGTGATTTTGATGGGTCCGGCAGCCGGCAGCGCCTGGTTCTCGAGGCGGGTGAGGCGCTCGCTGATGACATTGGTGATGCCGGTAAATGTTTCGGTAAGCCTGATCATGGCGGTGGTAAGTTGGTCGAGCTGGCTGGCGTTGTGCGTTTCGAGCTGTTCCCAACGGATAACGAGTTTGGCACGCGCCTCGTCGTTGAACTTGGTTGATACATAAAGACACTCTGTTTTTGTTAAATCAATTTGAGGAAGTTTGCGCCCACTTCCATCGGTGTACTCACTGAGCGCAAATTTGCGCCCAGTGTAATTTTCCCAGGCTGTTTCCATCGTTCTGATGGCTCTCATTACATCTTTGTGATTCTTGCCGGTAATTTCGGCAATTTCCCGGCTACTCATAGTTTCGCCGTGGTTTGGCAATAAGTTGCCAGCTTCATTCTTCTTGACAGTCATGTTTAAAGAATTAAACGGTTTATAAAATAACAAGGCCAATGGAGGTGACTGTCACTCACAAGCGGGGCTTGGTAAGTCGCCGACCTTACGGTATCGGCCCTCCATTGGCTGTATTTTGCCTTTAAAAATAAGATTTACGGGACTTTTGCCCCCGTTATATGAGTAACAGTCGAGGGCAAATGTAATAAAGAATTTAGATTTGTGTCACTTTTTTAGAAATTTTCATTGATGGTAGAAATATTTTTTCGAATGTTATCAATGTAAAAATCGTTATCCGTGAGCTTGTTGATGTAATCGTTTGCTGTTTGCTCGAATTCTTGTTTTGTTGATTCAATCAATTTTTTGTTTGATAGCTTCATTAGCCGATTTATATACTTATCGTACACTTTATTGTATTCGATGTATAAGTCTAATAAATCCGTTTTCATATTATTGCCACATCACGTTATTGATTTCGACGCGATATTTTTTAGCAGCATCAAGGTTATCGGTAGTTATAATTTGAACTGTTTTTGTTTCTCCTGGGCCAAAATCGCTTAGATTTCCAAGGCCAGAGGCAATGACAGCCCCGTTTGCATCAAGATAGTAAGATTTGAAATCGGCATAAGCGGCGGTTTTGTTTGAGTTGTTTCTCACTTCGATATAAACCGATGACATGAATTGATCGGCTTTGTCGTTAGTACTCAAAATTTCAATTTTGGGCTTTGATGTAGCTACTGGAGCCGCATTTTCTGTTGTTTCTGCACCATTAATTGATTTTGTTGTTGATTGCTTGTCATCGAACAACGAACCCAGGAAACCAAGAAATAAAATAACCAAAAACACAATTCCGATGATTTTAAAGAATTTTTTCATATCAATTAGTTTAAAAAGTTTATGGTCAAATATAAGCCATCTGATTGATATAATCAGTTTTTATGTGCCAAATCTCGTTCTTTCGTGGCGCGGATCTTCTCGTTATCGCAGATGGCCGAAAGCTGGTTAAATAGTTTCTTCAAGTCGGCAACGGTACTGAAGGCATATAAACCTTTTTGGTTTACGAAGCCTTTTTGGAGCTGGGCGGGTGACGTGATCCACTGGTATTGTTTCTTGGCCAGTTCGTGGTTAATTGTACTCCAGTCTTTAGGTGTGGCAGTAATACCGCGCTGGCTGAGTACCAACAGGCAGCGATTGCGCCAGGTCTTTATTTTTCTATCGTCATCGACATTTGGTCCCGGACGTTTTTTATTATACATGCGGTGTTTAACGTCGTTGATAAGTTCGTCTAATTGCCATTCTTCGGTGAGTTCGGTAGTACTGTTGACATCGAACCGGGAGCTTACGATCACGTCTTTATATTGTGCCTCACCGGCTGCGATTAACAACTGGTGGTAGTACTGGCGCTTCGTTTTTAGGGTTTGCTCGTTGGTCATGATGGTTGATTTACAATTTTGTTATTTACGATTTACTATTAAAGTGGCGACATGTTCTAAATGCTGATCGCATGGGAGTTCGCCGTATTTAACTGTTACAAATCCTTTTTCAGGATGTATTTCAAAAATATCGCCTTCAGAACCAGTATGGCGGTTCTTAACTTTGTCGCCTACTTTGAATTTTTGATTGTGCATGGCTTTACATTCGTCCCAGGAGTCGAAGGGATGACAACTACAGCCATACAATCCGGTTATAAGTACTTTGTTTTGTGCTTTTTAGAGCTGTTTGCTTTGTTCGTTAAGGATTGAATAGATGATGGTTTGCTTTGGCCATAGGTGGGCAATTAAGCCGAATGTTTTGGCCAGTTTGATCAGCTCGGGAACTTCCATTTTCTGTAGTTCAATGATGTCGTAGGTTTTATTTGCTTCCATTTTAGTAGATGTAAATGTTAAGGATTGGGATGCGGGTTTTGCGGTGTGGACGGTTGTTCCAGTTGCGGTACATGCGCCCGGGATCATGACAGGCGGGGCGGCTATGCTCGTACTGTTGCTCTTGCTGGGCGACACGTACCAAATGGCGTTGTGATTCGCATGAGGATAGCAGTGTTGCCAGGATAAAGGCGAGGATGAGAGCTTTTATTGTGTTTTTCATTTTGATAGGAATTAGGGACGGCCACAGAGGGCCGCCCGTACATTATCGGGCGGTGAATAAATCTGTTTGTTTGGCATCGGCCTTTGATTTTACCCGGTTTTGTGGGTCGGTGATGTAGGGTTCAAGGAGTGCATCGAATTCTTTTTCGGCAACTTTGGCGGCACGTAGGGTGAGGTGATCGCGTTCGCCTTTGAAGTACCGTTTCTGAAGGTCGCGCATTTTGATTGCTTTTTGAATGAGTTCGTTCATGATTGTATGATTTTAAAAAAGTGATAATTGACATTGATTTGTGTTTAAAATCTGGATTTTATCATCGGTCCAAACACTGGTTCCGTCATCACGATAGCCACTTAGATAAGCCGAATCCCGACTACCATCCTGATCTTGGCAAACGATGTGATTGTGAGCCTCTGAAGGGGTGTTTATGCCATTTATTTGATCCGTATATCTTGTACACGTACAACCCTTTCGTATTACCATTATCTTATAAATTCGATCGCTGTAATTGGTTTTTATAACCATTCCTTCGGCTAGTATCATGGTTTGATTTTAAAGTTGTCCCTGCCCAGGAATCGAACCTGGGCTGTGAACCGTTCAGGTTACCGCGACTCGCTCACGGCGGGCTCCAATTCTCTTACAGCCGAATTGGTAGCGTCCTGGTTTCCTCTGCCAGCAGCGCCCGGATCACAGGCCGGTTCCTTTATATTTTACTGCCCGAAGTCGAGCGATTCTTTTTGAATGAAGGTTATCTCTTTGTTGTTGGCTATTATGTGCTTTTTAAAGGCTGCAAATGATGTCCAATCCATGTAATATGATTTGAACTTTCCGTCATAATTGTAGCGTTTGTAGGCTGCTTTGCCCAGGTGTTTTTTAGCGTTAGCCCTTTCTTTTGCTTTATAAATAAATGACTCCTTGCAACGATAAAAACGGCGACCTTCCTCACATTCGCCATTCATCCACGCGCCTTTCAAATATCCATTGACCCAGACAACGTGCATGATTTTTAGCTTGTGAATTACGGCTTGCAGTGAAACTTCGTAGCCATCGCAATTCAGCTTTATCAGGCCATAAGGGTCTGACCATTTTTCTTTGATTATGTCCCAATCTTGTTTTGTCATTTGTGGGTTTTAAAGGGTTTAATTTGCGCTGGGAGTTGGGAAATCTTTGTGTTGTTTCCAGCGCGTCAGGGTTTCCTGTAGTGCTTTATCCATATCCTCACGCCTGGCGTTTGAGATGTAGTTTGCTGCGCGTGGTGAGTCGCCAAAGTCGAATACCAGGAGAGCAAAAGCTTTGCCTTTCAATAGGGCGGTAAGTATGTCGCCCATCATTTGCATTTTTTGTTTGTCGATGATCATGATAAGTGGGTTTAAAGGGTAGCCACAAAGGGCTACCCGTACTGGTTAGTTTTCTACTTTAGTGAAATCGAGGTAATACTCTTTACCAACTTCAAAGAAGTTAGAAGCCGGAGTTTCGTAGCTGATGTTTAGAAAAGCTCCACCACAAGGAGTGACATTCGCAAATGATTTGTTTTCTTCGCTTCCGTCAGTTACAACTGCGAAATCCACTAACTTCTGTTGCAAGTCAGGTTGATCCCCAACATCAGTACATTGAAATTTTGCTCTTACTTTTTCCATTTTATTGTTTTTAAAATTCTGGCATTGTTGCCATTGAGCCGGGTAGGAGAATCGAACTCCTGTTTGCAAGCCAACTCCGGGAAAACACTCCGGCGGCCTACCGCTCTACCAACTGAGCTAATCCGGCATTTAAGCCCCGGTCAATCAATCAACTCCGGGGCTTAACTCATTTACTCGTACACGACAAACCCCGTGAAATGGGTTGTTTTGTGTTACTCATCCGATGAACTTGAAGTCATCGGATGAGTGGTGTCTTCAGCGTTCAGGCGGTTGGCTTCGGTTTTGGCCTCGTCGAGCGTGCTGTGTTCGCTGACCTTTGTTCCGGAGGCACCGTTTCTGTAATACTCCCAGCGGCGCACTACCCAAAGGTGACCACTAGGAGAATAGGTGTATTTCAGCCTGTAGCCCATTATTCGCCTTCTTTTTTAGGTTCCACGAAAAATGTTTCTTCCTGGATCACTGCAATACCTACTTTTGGCAGGTATTGTGCAACTTCCTCCATGTCGCGATCGGCCAGCAATTTGTCTTTTGCAGGTTCTTCAGAAACGCGGACATAAGCCGGAAGTAATTCCTTGAGCATGTTGGTAACTGCGCCCCAGGTAAAGCCCTTCAGGAGCTTTAATTTGGGTGTGCCGGTGCGAAATCCGAAGGTTCCGTGAACGGTGTCCATTGATTTCTTTTTGCTAAAGAGATCTTCCTTGTTGGCCAGCGCGAATGCCTGGATAATGTCGAAGGCTTTGACTTTACGCTCAGTCAATTCGGTGATCGGATCGGTGTACTTTTTGCGGATGTTGGTAATTTCGACATCCATTGTGGCGTTAATCTTCTGGAGCTTCGCGTCGCAGGTTGCAAATTCAGTGAATGCGGTTTCCATTTCTTCGGAACTGATGCCACTAGGAACTACTTTTTTTTCTCGTGTTTTTGCCATGATGTTTAAAAAATTAAGTGTTTAAATGCTATTTAAATTGAAGATGCTTTGCGGTAATGGTGATCACTGTTTGTTTTTCGATTGTTACCAAACCGGAGCCTTGGCAGGTTTCACAGGTTTCGGTTGTGTCGTTGGCATAATGGCCGTGGCCCTGGTGTTCGCCTTTGATTACGATGCTACCTTCGCCGTTACAATCGGAGCAAACGGCTGTGGTAGTGGTTGAATAGGATTTCTTTTTCATAGTTGTATGTTGTTAAAGTCGATGGTTGGTAGTTCGGCCATGCGAATTGTATCGATACAATCGCGGATACCACGGAAGGTGCGTTTTGCGAGCCAGGAGTGTGATAGGAATTGCTTTTCGCGGCCCATTACAATGTCGAGATCTTCTTTAGCGGTGATGCCATTGGCCTCGAATATGGCCAATGCTTCAGCTTCGGTTGGTTGGTCGAGTATTTCGGGCAAAAGGAAAAGCCGGTCGCGGGTTTCGCTGAACAGGTGCCGGTTGCGTAATGATCCGTTATTGAGGTTATTGATGAAGTAAGGTGTACCGGTGATTACGATGCCGCAAATGTCTTTTAATGCGGTGATTACATCCTTCAGGATAACTACATGATGATCTTTCAGGCTGCTGGCTTCGTCGATGCCTAACAGGAAGTCGCCGCGTTTCATGGCAGATTCGCGCAGGTGACGAATTTGATCGGAGATTGTTCCGGGACGGTAAGAATCGAGCGCCCACAGCAATCCAACGATGAGTTGTTTTTGTGTTTTTGTTTCCGAAGCATCGAAAATGATTACTTTGAACCTCCTGTTTTTCTCGTTGTGTTCCTTGTATTTTTGGAGTGAAAACGTTTTCCCATAGCCGCCTTCACCAATGATAGGCATCGCTTTCTTCAGCGCGTAAGCACGTTCGCAGGTGTTCCATACCTTTTTCAGGTTTTCAGTAATTACACCACGGTAGCCTTCAGACTTTTCGATCAGTCTTTCAATAGCTTCCCAGGTATCGTTACCAACCATTCCGGGCTGATCCCAATTGTTACGAATGTGGCTGAACTTTGAGCCGTTTGAGAACCCCAGACGCGTTGTTGCAAAGATGTTGGCTGAAAGGCCGGAAGCTTCCTGCATGGCTACAATGCGGTCGCGTAGTTGCTTTTTTTGTTCGATTGAGTAATCTTTCATAGAATTGATTGTTAAGTGTTTATTGCCCTATTTTTAGGATTCTTTTTTGTCTGTCAGTAAGGCCATCGCTTATGCCGTTTGCCACATCTTCAGCAACCGATTCACGGGCGTTGGTGATGATCTTCGAGCTATCCCACCAGCCTAATCCATCGGTGCCGGTGGCTTTCAGATCGCCCAGGATAGCCATTTGTTTTTCAAGCTCTTTGAGTGAGTATTGCTGGCCCCATATTTCCTGTTTTTCCTTGAACATGATGCGTTTGGCGTTCGATCCGGGGTTATCCTTCATATCGGCCACACACGAGGCATATTTCTCTTTGTTGTAGGCGAAGTCGATAAACACGCCGTTGCTGTAGAGTGCAATCAGTTCGGGGTTGTCGCGGTCGATCCGGACGGTGAACTTCCGGCCAAAGTTTTCGTTACTGAAAATGAAGTCGCCAACAGTATCCGGATCGGGAACTATGAAGTGATGATCTTTGCCTTTGATTTCGATCACAATGCCGTTTGCCTCGTAAGTGTATGGCAAACGTTGCTCAACCATAAACAGGCTTATGCGGTCGAAATAGTTTACCTTTTGCCGTTTTTCGTGCTGAACTGTTGTGTATTTATCTATTTTGCTTGTACCAACGAAACGCCCGTAATTGTCGCGTTTTTCGCCGCGATTGTTCCAGCTCCTGATTGCTGATTCGAAGTCGTTCAATACCATTTCCTGTGTTGGTAATAGTTCAGGATTTTTATTGAGCTTAGCCAGGAGTTCAGGATTAGCTTTTGAATTCAAGCTTTTAGTGGTGATATTACCGCCTTTAAAATGCTCGAAATAGCGCAGTACCCGCTGTTGGAAGTGACCAATGATTCCTTCAACATATTTCGACCGGCCTTTGTACGGTTCGCACGGGAAATGCACCCGGCTCATGTTGCTCATCAGGTTGCGGACTGCTACCGAAATGTTGGCAGAACTGTTGTCGTACTGCATTTGGTAAGGCTTGTAACCGTAAATAGTGACCGCATTGCGTAAGGCAGCATCGACCATTCCGGAGGTTTCGGCAAAGGCTATGGAGTAACCGATAACGGCTCCTGAATTGGCATCGGTAACGAAATAGGCATACAGGTCGCTCTTTACGATCCATTTCACCTCTTTTTCGCCATTCTTTTTGATCGTGATTACTTCTTCGCGGTAATAAAGCTGCATGGTAGTACCGTCGAGGCTCCAAAGTGCATCGGGAAACGAAGGTTTATCGCGGTTGATGAGCGGTTGTATTTCGTTGTCAGCGGCCAGCTTACCATGACGGGCATAGAACCATACTTTCTTTATTTTCGGGGTATTTAAGTAATGTTTAACCGTTGTGGTGGTGATCTCCTGTTTACCATTAGCGACCGCCCAGTTGTTGTACATTAGAGAAACGTCTTCCCAGGAATATTTAACCTGCGCTGAAGCCAACTCAAGTAATTTGGCGTGTGCAAGGGTATCGGCCCTTTCGCGGTTCACGTTTCCAACACCGGCATGAATGAGCGCTTTGATACCCTGTTCGCGGTACTCGACTGCATTTTTATAGAGTGTCCGCTCGTTTGTGATCAATCCTTTTCTGAATTTCACCAGTGCCGGATTGCTTGTTTGCTCGTTTAAACACCGTTTAAATGCCTGTGACCTAAAGTCAACAATGCTGTTAAAACCGGCTTTTCTAGCGCGTTTTACATCTATTTCGTTAATCAAGCGAAGCCATGCAGCTGCTCGTGCTATCTGGTGAATTTCTGAAGGGGTGAACATTTTTGTTTCGGCCAGGTATATGATTTCGGCAGGATCGGACGTTACCATCGAGGTAATTTGATCGGTCAGGTTTTCGAATATGGCCCTGGCTTGTTTTCCATCCTGCTTTTTGAGCCAGATTTCAGGCTCCATGCCCTGACAGAATACGTCTTTAATCGTTTCCTGGTATTTGGGATTCAGCGAGTGGTAATGGAGATGTACGTTGCGGCCTTCTTTGTGATGCTCCCAGCAATATACCTGACCGTTGCGTTGACCGCTAAGAGCGCGATTGACGTATGCGGGTGAAACTCCGCATTGGGCCAATTCGGCACGGTTAACGCATAAAATGTTATTGTGATAGTAAGGCATATCGACGTTTAAAAGTTGTTCCTATGGGCAGAATCGAACTGCCCCGTGAACCGTTTAGGATAGGGCTGCTTTAAATTCGGCTAACATGATGCGATTGTCTTCATCGTAGCGTTCGAAGATGGCAAACAGGTCATCTTCCATATCTTCCGCGATCGCATATAGAAACTCGTCGGGAAAAGTGATTTCTTCATAGTCAAAACCTTTCTGATAAATACTGATTTGGCCATGCTCACGAACTGCTTTGTGAGTTACGTTTTGCTGTATGATTATGGGTGTTGTCATAATTAAAAACTTATTAGCTTTGTTTGGATATCTGGAAAACATCCAGTCAGTATATTAACTAACCCACACAGACATGAGCCTTGGAAATTATCTTGCAAAATCAAATGGATCCTATGAAGAGATACGCTGGGATTTTGATCACGAACAGTTACAACAACTCTATAATCGCGTATTAGAGTTAGGATACAAGCAATACTTCGCTTTTGTGCGTCAACATCAGGAAGAGATCCTGAAATACATTTCGCTATCTCCATCTCAACGCAAGCAAAAGAAGTGGATGAATCGCCAGGACATTCTTTTAATTCGTTTGGCAGCATTGCAAATATCCGCTGCAACTGTCCGATTGCTTGGTGATATTCAAGAAATAGAGTTGCTGGTTGATGGAGGTTCGTACCGGCAGTTTCATTCGGTTGTTGCAAATGGAATTGCTCCATTGCTATTTCATCCAACACTGACATTGTTTCCTTTTGAGGGCTTTGAAAATCCTTTTTATTCGAAGTAGTTTTTATACGTTCAGTTAAAATATCCATGATTAAAAATTTAGGGATTGTTGTTGGTTGTTTTGCTTGAGTACCTGGATGCGGTTGGCTGAGTTGTAACGGCCATGTACCTGCGCGTATCCTTGTTTTAACTCTACGATCACGTCAACTTCATGCTTCCATTTGGAGATATCGACACCCATTTGCATTACCAAGTGCCAGGATAATTTGCGCTTTTTGTATTTGTGCCGCATGGCTTCGAACTCGTTGTAACTCATTTGAACATGCTGCACTGAGTCGATAATGACAAACCTGAAATGACCGGTACGGATAGTTGCGTCGATCTGAGCGTGATCTTTGATGTGCACAAACCGCACATTGTTTGACTCTACACCGCAATAAGCAATGCGATTCTGGAGGGTTTTGGAGTTGAGACGTTCCTCAGCGCTGACATATAGTACGCGGCCAAACTGCGATATATATTGAGCAAATCGGGCTGCATAAGTTGACTTACCGCTTTTGGCTTCTCCACGGATGAGGGTTGAGAACCTGATGTCAGGTTCACCAAGGATTTTATTCCAGTCGCCTGTAAAGGGATAAACCTCTACTGTGCGTTCGGTGATTTCGCGAGGTGATAGGGTTCTCATAGCTCGATGGTTTTAGCATCGTCCAACGATAGATAAGCCATTGTTGCGGCAATAGCGCAAATAAACAGTTGGTGGGTGTGGCCCAATAGAACGCCGATAAAACAGCCGATAGCTAGGATGATCCAGATGGATGCAAGGATGTAACTGAAGGTTTTCATAGGATATGATTTAATTATTGGTTGATGCTAGTTTTTCAAGGTCTTCTTTGATTTTAAGACCAATTCCTGAATTTCGTTTTGGTTCGCGTTCTGATCGGGCAATCTTACCGACGTATCTGGCAGTAACACCGTACTTTTCAGCTATCTGCTGATAGACGGTTTTAATTTTTTTTGACGTGTTGGATGTTGTTGTCATTTTTTTGCCTTAGTTTTGTGTACAAATATGACACAAATATACGCAATTGTGAATTACATCAAAGCGCAATCGTGAATATTTTCAAAATAAATTCACAAGTGAGTATTAACGAACGAATCCAGCGTTTAATAGATGATTTTGAAAACGGTAGTCAAAAGGCCTTTTCAAATAAATTAGGAATTGCAGCCAGCTCACTTAATGGAATTGTGGGAGTTAGGCAAAGCGATCCATCATCGAAAATACTCAATAGAATACTCGATATATACGCAAATGTGAATGCAGAATGGTTGTTGATGGGAAGGGAGCCGATGATCAAGAAGGGTAATAGCGCAGTTTATGCCGGAAATGAAAGTTTAGACACAATAGAGGATGATGGGATTAGAATATTTCCTTTAAAAACGGATCATAAGCGAGCGATTCAGCGCATACCATTGTACGATTTCGAGGCTGTAGCTGGGTTGGTGCCATTGTATAAAGACTCATCGAAGCAAGTGCCTGTTGATTATATACAGATACCCAATTTACCTAAATGTGATGGGGCTATTTATGTGGTAGGAGATAGCATGTACCCGCTGCTGAAAAGTGGTGATATTGTTCTTTATAAATGGGTTCGCGATGTGACCAATGGAATATTTTGGGGTGAGATGTACCTTGTTTCTGTTGATTTTGACGGGGAGGAGTATGTAACAGTGAAATACATACAGAAGAGCGATAATGAAGGATTTATAAGGCTGGTAAGCTATAACCAACACCACTCAGATAAGGATGTTCCTATCAATACGATTAGAGCGTTGGCCTTTGTGAAAGCGAGCATCCGCATTAACTCAATGAAGTGACCGGGAAGCCCTGTTAAAAATACCAGAACGTATTGAGCGTCCTATTTTTGCGAAAAAAGGGACATACTCCACCAAATTAGCACCGAAAATATAGAAATTGATATGAATTGTGGAAATTCCATTTTTCGCAAATTTACACGATTCGATTGATATAATTTACACGATTCGAAACGCCAATTACATTGCTGACATTTTATTTC